CTGTTACAGCTCTAACACAATCACCAATCTCACCTTTATCATAAAAAAATTCTTGTTCTACAGGTATCATTGTATAATTCCTAATTATTAAGCTTATTTATTATAACATATCAATAGTAATTTGTACACAATAAAAAAGCGGCCGAAACCGCTTTTTCATTTTAATAATTATTAACCCATGAGATTATTAACGATAACCTTACGGTAATAAACGTTGGTATTGACGTTAAGAGCGCCTGAACCCTTTGTTAGACCCTGAGCAAATGGATTTGCTACAATGCCGTAACGAGTCTTGAAGCCAATCTTTGGCTGGAATGACTGCTGATCAACAGCGCGTACCATCTGTAATGGAACATATGGGCAATAGAACACGCCAGCATCAAATGCTGAAGAACCCTTATAGCCAACAGTTAGGTAGTTACCACCTACTGCATATGGATCGATATAAACCTTTAGGCGACCATTGAGAACACCAGCGAAGGTATTACCTGTATCGTCAACCTGTAGATTGTTTGAGTTTAGAGCTGGAGCGTAGTCAAGAACACCGGCCATCTGCAGAGCTGATGCAACGTCAGAAGAGCAGATAACGATGTTACCCTTACCACGACGTGTCTGCTTAGCAATCTGGTTAGCTTCACGTTCTAGCTGGAACATTAGGCCCTTGAACTTTTCAACTGACCAACGACCATTTGAGTCGGTGTCAAGATCGAAGATACCTGCAGTTGTTGTATTGTCCTGTGCACCAAGTACGGCTGTAACGTTGATTTCACGAACGATTTCACGATTGATTTCTGCAAGAATTTCAGCTGAAAGAATATTAGCAAGTTCTGTTTCAGCATCTAGACCATGGATAGCCTTAAGATCCTGGGCTAGTTCCATTGTGTACTCTGCCTTTAGGGCGCGAGACTGAGCTGTAACAGTAACCTTTTCAATGCTGAAAGCCATCTGTGCGAAGTCATTGTTGCCTGAAGCTGAGCCGTTAGCAAAGTTCAGAGCGCCAAGTGCTTCAGCAGTAGCTGTTGGCATTGCAAAACCAGTGTTATATGCTGGTGTATTGTTTGTGGTAAGAGCTGTTGTGTTAGAGTTACCAGGAATTGTACCTGAGAAGCTCTGACCAAAAGTTGAGTTACCATTAAGAACAGAAGAGAACTGTGTGTTAACTTCATTGTAGAATGTTTCGTTACCAGCCTGATTGCTGTAGCGTGAACGCATTGCAAAGATCAAACCAGTTGGGCCTGTCATTGGCTGTGTGCCGCAGATATCATAGGCAATTAGGTTTGGCATTGCACGACGAACTAGTGAGATAAGAACTGGATCGAATGTATCGATGCCACCACTACCAGCTGTTGAGCTTGAACCGCCCATGAAGTTGGCAGCTGCGTTTTCTAGACCGGCTTCATTAAGCATTGTCTGATACTGGCCCTGAGAAGCAGCTTCACGAAGTGCTTTCTGAGTGTTTTCAAGTACAACTGCTGTTACTGAACGGCGGTGTGCGTCCTTGATTGGAGCTAGATCTGGGTGCTCCAATACTGGGCCCCACTTTCTCTGGATGTCTTCTTGAAGATACATTACTGTTCCCTTTCTAAAAATCTTTGGGTGTTATTTTTTATTTATAAAAAATTATTTTTTGGCTGTTCTGGAAATCGCTTTAACGAATGCGGCGACTTCTGGGTTTGTTGCGATTGTCTGTGACTCTTCTGCCTCGAAGGTCTCTTCCTCAATATTTGAAACATGCTTTTTAACGGCTGTTGTGAAATATGTTTCTTTAATGTAGGAAAGCTTTCTCTTATAAGCATCGACGTTACCGTCAAAATCCACACCTTCAGCTAGAGCTTCAAACTTCTCTGACTGAGTTAGAGTTAAACCCTCTGCCATTTCAGCAAGGGCTTCGTTCTTCTCGACTTCGGCTACGACTCTCTTCAATTCGACATTCTCATTGATAGATGCGTCTAGCTTATCTTCTAGCTGGTCAACTTTAGCTGCTAGCTGTTCGATAACGTCGATCTTTTCCTGTGGCACATCAATATAATGCTCAGTGAATAGACTCTTAAGTCCGTCGATGAACTCTTCCATGATCTCGTTACGAAGAGTAGATTCGATAGCAACTTGGTTGTCTTCCAACCACTTTTCGACTACATAGTCGAGATAGCTATCTACCTGCTTTTCTAGAGTTTCAGCAATCTGCTGAACTTCTTCTTCTAGGCGAGTCTGATATTCTTCTTCAATACGAGCAACTTCCATCAAAGCACGTGATGAAACAGCTGCTTCAAAAATTGTTGTTGCTTTTTCTTTGAACTCTTCAGAAAGGTCCTGACCTTCGAACATTTCCTGAACGTCTTCCTTAACTGAAAGAATCTTAGCTAATGGATTATTTTTATGATCGAGATGCGGCATTGGATCATTTGCTTGAGCGCCGCCCTTACCAGTTGCATATGAGCCCTTCATACTAACTGAAGCTTCATTTCCCTTTTCGTTGGCTGAACCTGGGAGCGCAGATGCTTCTTTACCGATTAGATTCATTGCATCATGGAACCACTTTGTCAAGTCATCCTTGCGCATTGCGTGCATTGCACCAATAGCATGCTGGATATATTCAATCTTTGACTTTGGATCATCTTTTACTGGGCGTGAACCAGGATGTAGTGTAGCCATTGCTACTGAATCTTCTTCAAGATTCTCTACCTGTGCTTCATCAATTTGTTGTTTTGCCATTTATAAGGTCTCCCTAATTCGTATTTAAAATTATTTATAAAACTCTTGTCTTCGACGCGAGAGACCTTAAATAGCCCTCGAATATACCGAATTTATTTTGTTCAATCTGATCCATTGTCATTTTTCTAATGGATTTTTTCATCTCATGTAGTTGTTCTTCATGCCAAGTATTCTTAATTGGATCGAATACCCATTCTACATTTTCCATAATACCCTTAACAAAAGCATCCGGTGCAGATGGATCAGCAACGATATCAGCGGCTGTTGCTAAATGGAAATCATCTTGAACTTCCATAATACCTTGTTTATTTGGCTTAAGACTGCCCATACCACGAGAAGAAACACCAAGATTAGAACCAGACTTCAGAAGACCTTTAGCAATATTTCCCATTGGTGTATCAGTTAGCTTTGCTTTACCGATGAAATTATTACCATCTTGCTTCAATTCTGTGATCAAATGAGATACACGATCAAGATTGATTTGTGGACCAGCAGGATGACCAAGTTCACCATAACCGCGATTTGTTTTAACATGATCTTCGATATAACGATTTACTGCAGCTTCCATAATAGGAAGTCTGTAGATACGACCGTTACGGTTTTGTTTTTCTGCTTGAAGGAATATTCCGTGGATGTAGTGATCTTTGCTGCCATCTTCTTTGGCTTCAGAGATCAACTCAACATCTTCGAAATTTGCTTCTGTGATGAGTTTCATTTTAGTATTACCTTATGGTGTTGACTGGACGACCCATGAGCCGCCAAAGTACCAATAAATTCTTGCTCCGGCAGTTCCATCTGTACGAATATATTGAGATCCCACTACTGGTGTTCCGGAAGCCGAAGTGCTAACACCTGTTACGTGGGTTGTTGATGGTGCTCCTGTACCATAAGCAATGGTTGGAGAACCTTGACCACCAACAGAGATATTTGTTCCCGTTTGGATAACTGCTTTTAAGGACATATTAGATACCCAAACCAGGTGTTACATAAATTTGTGAAGTACCAGAAGCAGTAATACCTGTAAAATATGAATTTGCCGGTAAAGAAACAATTTCTAGAGAACCTGGCAATACTGGAATAGAATTTGCTGTTGTTGTTACTACAGTAGCATTATTATTTGCAATAGTAGCACTGGATCCAACTCCAAGAAAAATTAAATTTTGGCCAGAATTAAAAATTCTATATTGACAAAATGAAACACTTGTTGATAGACCCTGAACTACCTGAACAGCTGTAGGAGCAGCCGTATTAGCAAGAAATGTTACAGTATTTCCCAGTGGTGTAAAAGCACCGGCTACAAAAGGTGTATATGGACTAGACATTATACGTTCATCCCTAGAGCGTTGTCAACATTCATACCTGGGAATGTCATTGGTGTATCTGTCTGCTCATCTTCTGGTTGATCATGATCACCATAAACCATATAGTCATGAACACTATTGATCATTTCTTTAGCTTGCGCAATCTTAGCTTGTACCCATGGTTCAACATGAAGATCTTGTGGCATAGCCATTAAGATGTGAAGAGCTTTGTTTGCTAGAGCTTTTAACTCGGCTTTGACCATTTCAATCTCTTCCTGAGTATCATCTGCGCGGCCCTTAGGAAGATCCGAATGATCACCACCAAGAAGTGGCATTGCTAGGTCTTCTTTAACAGATTTAGATTTTATAAAACCTAAAAAGGCGCCACCACGAGGACCCCACTTATCAGCCATTTTTGATGCATCGGCTTTACCAGCTTTTACATCTGCCATATCTTTATGAAAATCATCATTTGAAAGATCTTCGTTTGTTTCACGCTGCTTTGCATAATAAGCCGCTAAAGCCATCTGCTTACGCTTTTCTTTAGACTTACCAGCAAACTTTGGATTCTTTGACTGCTGAAAGTCTTTGATTACTTCACCAGCAGAAGTCTGTTTAGTTAGAATTTCATCTAACTCAACTTCTTCTTTAGTAGCTTTTACCTTTGGCTTATTACCAAATTCGTCGCTGCCATAGATTTTCTTTAGAGCAAGATCCATACCAGCTTTGCGTTGTGTGCCCTTTATTGGATCCATGCGCTCTGACTTAGCAAGATGACGATAACGTTGTAGTGTATCTTTTGAAACTTCATCTAACTCAACTTCTTCTTTAGCCATAATAGCAAGCTTATTGGATGCTCTATTTACACCAGTAAAACGATTTCTTAGCTTTTTATATTCAACTTCTTTTGCTTTGTTAGAAGAAAATGGATTAGCAGACTTTTGACCTAAGCTCATTGCTCTATTAGCAACATCGCCTGTTGCTTTCTTTGTATAGCTTGCAAGAGTGCTTGGTCCTAGTTCATTAATTTTCTTAGCTGACATGCATTCCATCATACCGTGAACAGGGCATTCTTTTCCCTTTGGAGTATGATTGCATTTAGCATCTTCTACTTCTTTAGCTTCATAAACTTTTTCATCTTCACCTTTATCGTGACCCTTATTTGTCTTTTTATTAGACACCTTCTTTACATTGGTGGCCTGATAAACATCATCACCATTACCAACTCTGTCATCATGCTTTTCAACAGAATGTTTGGCAACCCAATCTTGTTCAGCTGGAGCTTTTGGTTCATAGTCGACGTGTGGACGATCACCCAATTTTTCAGGGGTAATCTTAGACTTTTTTACGCCATTTAAAATATCTTTAAGCTGCTTCGGCATTGTTATCTTCCTCTGTATCTTCGATATCTGATTCTGGACCTTGGGCACCGAACATACGCTGCGCAATTTCAATCTTCTTTTGATCGATTGCTGATGAAATTCTATCTCCAATAAGAGAATTGAATGTTTGTTCAAAATCGATTGGCTTCTGCTGAGAGCTGAAGTTTAGTAGATCTGCTACGCGGTATTCTATATCTGTCATTTCAAATGATCCTTACTTATTCTTTGCTACTATTTGTAGCGCTGATCTATATTTAGCTTCATCCTGCATTGAGCGAGATTTCTTTTTACTTAGTAACTCAATTGTTACTTTAGCATCTCTAACTTTTTTATTCTTATCATCTGTTGCAGGTGTAGAATCAGTATCTTCATCGGAAGCTAAAGGTTGTACAGATGGATCTGCCGCACCATTGGTTGATTCTTCACCATCTTCTTGTGGTTGTAAACTTACTGCCCAACGTGGATCTGTTGCTTCTTCATCAATCTGCTCATCCATTTCTTCAATCATATCTTCATCTTGATGGAGAATATTCTTTCTTGCCCATTCTTGTGAATAATATTTACCAATCATTTCACTTTGAATTAACAATTGCATCAAATTGATACGATTTTCAATAATTTCAGCATCTTTAAGTTCGGTAAAATAATTATCTTTAGCAAAATCATATTTTATATCCGGAGCAATATTTTGCCAATCTTCGATTGACATAATACCTTTAAGTACTAATTGCTTTTCAAGGATACTAGTAAACAATTGGCTAAAACGACCACGAAGTCTTGAAATAAAACGGGCAAACTTAAGTTCATCTCTTGTTACTTCGGTAGCACGACCTAAAGAAAACAATGCATCCGAGTTTAATCTATTTACTGGAACGTTAAGTGTTTGATAAAGCTTCTTTTGGAAGTAAAGAACGTCATCCATTTCACCAAGAGTCTGACCGCCAGGAAGAGTTGTTACTTCAGTGCCACGACCACCTTCTCGGCGAGGTAGCCAATAGTCTTCAAGCATTGTCATAAACTTACGATCGTCGCGAACTTCACCAGTTGCGCCATCGTAGATTAGACGATTCTTGTGTTTTACCATGATATCACGGACGTATTGTTCTGCCTTCATCTTAGGCAAGTTACCAACATCGATGTACCAAATTCTACGTTCTGGCGCGCGGGCCAAACGATAAATTACTAAAGCATCTTCCAAAGTTCTAAGTTGATTTAGTGCTTTAATAGCTTTATGCAGGTAAGATAGGACCATGGTCCCGTTTGTGTCTGTGAGGCCGGAGGTGATGTGTACGATAGAATCCTTGGCAATCTTAAGACCTGTTGTAGAAGGGCCCACGGTCTTATTACCGTAGTTAAAACCTTTCTCATTAAAGATATAATATTCATTTTGGATTCTAGGAACAACGGCTTCACCACCATCGCCGCCAGCAACTTTCTTTTTTGTTACTTCACGTACTTTACGGATCTTACGAGGATCAACATAACGAAGTTCTTTAATTCCTGCTTTTAGATCTTTTTCGTCAATAACCACATGATAGTAAAGACGTCCATCAATATACCAACGACGATAAATTTCATAAGCTCTATTTTGGAAATTTAAAATATTAAGAGTATTTTTAAACTCTTCTCTAATAGCTTTTTTAATTTTATCAGTTATATCTAAATTATCAAGAATAATATTAACAATATCATCTTCATCGATTGACATTGTTTCATTGACAATTTCATCTACTGCAGCATCAATTTCTGGTTGCAGCGCCATTTCACGATACTTTGTAACTAGTTCTGCTTCAGTTCTTACGGTACCATCTAAGTCTACGTAAGTGCCATAAGCGCCACCGGCTGCTACGACGACGGCGCCATCGTCTTGCTCTTTTGGAGCGAACGATGGCGCAATCTGATCCTGTTCAATAGCTCTTTTAAATTCAAAGCCGAATAAACGCATCTATTTAATCCAAACTGGAGAGTAAACTCTCTTCAATAATATTTTAGAATACTACAGTAGCAGCACCAGCTCCGCCGGATGCACCTGTATCGATAGTCTGAGTACCATTAACCATTGGCAACCAATAGTCATAAGCGAATGTTACACCAAATGTCTGAATTTGATTTGTTGTATCCCAAGACATATTCATTGCATCTAGTTCAACTGGGAATAGACCAACAAATTGATATTGCTTAATGATTGAATCTGCGCCAGTAGAAGCATTTGAACCTGCTGTACCATTTGGACCACCCTTTGCAAAGTGAGTAATGGTTGCATCTGCTTTATAGCTAAGACCTGGTGATGTTTGATTATCACCAATTAAGCGCTTATTACCAACATGCGAATTCAAACCATTCATCCAAGCTTCAAATGCATTACGGACGATATAATCTTCATCGTTCATAATTGAAACTGACCAATTAGCGAATGTTCTATCGCCGGCAACTTTAATCTGACGACCAAAGTATGATACATTAATTGGATCAACTGTTGAAGCCGGAATAGTAGCGGCGCTACAGGTGAATGCAAATTTAGGTTGAAATAAATTTGTTCCTGGGCTAATAGATGTTGGAAGGTCCATAGTGACCTGGAAGAGCGTTGGTCGCGCTCCTCCAAGTGTTAAACCTCTTGTCTTAAAGTCATTTACGTTGAAAGCCATTTCTTAAAACTCCCGTTTTATCTATTTATTAGAATTGACCAACAACTGTCGAGAACTGAACACCCGTTCCAACTGCAACAAAGTTCAATTGAATGTAATTGATAGAACGTGCTGGTTTAATGTAGATATCACCAATAAACTGATTCGAATCAATTATTTGAGCTGTGTTGTTTGTTGTGTCACAAACTACTAGGAAGTCGGTAATACCACGGCGTGACTGAACATCGCGTAGATAAGGATTGATCAAGTTTCTAAACTGAGCTCTTGTGAACTCGTCATTGAACTCAAACAATGAATACTTAGCTACTGTAGAAATTGCTTTTTCAAGAGTAATGAACAAACGACGAACATTAATACGATCGAAAGCAGATGGCTTAGATGTTAGAGTCTTATCACCATAAAGGATTGTACCCTGACCAGGGAATGTTACGATTGGATTTACGTTATTCTTATAAAGCAAGTCACGATCTGTTTGGTTAGGATTGTAACGAAGCTTTACAACATTCTTGATTTGACCGCGGTTGAAACCAGCTGGTGACCACCATGAATCATTTGTTTGATCAGTACGAGCGCAAAGGCCAGCAACGTCACCATTTGTTGGAACATAGCGATACAGGTCATTGTACTTATCATATGTGTACTTATAACCGCTATCCATTACTGCGTAAGTTGAATCAACAACTGCGCTTCTCCAGTTTACAATAGCTGTAGCTTCCTGACCGGCATTTGCCTTTACAATATTATCATCTGGTGTGATGAATACAACACAATCTTGACGAACAGAAGCAATATTCTGGATTAGGTAATTAGCTAGTAGATAGTTGTTAGCAGTGAGACCATTTGTTGTTGCGTTTGTAGAACCACCGATTGGCTTACCTTGAAGTAGAAGAGAAATATCTACAACTTCTTTAGAGTTAAATAAGTCATAACCAGCTGTAACTGTTGCAAGTGTAGCATTTGCTTCTGTGAAACCAGCATAGCAATCTTGACCATAATTGAAATCAAGAGTCATTGGTGAAGTATTGCTTGAAGCTGTTACTGCATTTGCAGTATTGCTATAACCAGAATATCTTTCGCTAGCTGTCCAGATATACTTTGAACCTTGATTAATTACAGTTTTATAGTAATTTGAAACACCTGTTTCGAGCTTAGCATCTGTAGCTCTTGAAATGTTTGTGAAACGTTCTAGAACAGTACCAGGAGCATTTGTGAATAAACCATCCTGATCAATAACAACAACATGCATTGTATCAACCGAAGTATTGTTACCATAAGCAGCAACATAAGAAGAGTTGATAGGTGGAGTTGTAACAATTGTTGAATACTGCCAGTTACGATTTAGAGGAACTGATGTAGTATTGCCATTTTGTGTGTTATTAGCAACAAAGTTTGTTGCAAGTCTATAAGGATCTGCAAAGTTAATTGTTACGTTAGCAATAGATGCTGAAAGTGGATTTAGATTTACTGCAGTAATTCTTAGTAGTTGTGTGCCGATAGATGCATTACCAACTTTGACAAGATCACCAACAACAAATGAGTTTGATACAATAGAAGCATAGTTGTTAGCATCTGCGCCGGTTGAGTTAGATGCAAATAAGATTGTTGCAGTATTTGAACCTGTAGCAATGCTAAAGCTTGGTGTAACGTTTGCTTGTGTGTTTGAGTAATACAAAGCAACATTTGAGCTATAAGCATTTACGCTATCACAAACAGAAATACGAAGTGAGTTACCAAGATCACCAGGGAAACGTGTTACATAAACAACGTTTGGATCAAAAACACCGGTTTGACCGTCTTTGTTTGTGTAGTAATCATTTGTACCTTTAACCGCATTAAATACAGCATTTGTTGAACCACCAGAAATGGTCGCAGTATTTGCGATAGAATTATAAGAACCGTTTGCTGCATCAGTTGTGTTAGCAGTACGAACTACATAAAGCGAATTGCCATATGATAGGAATGATGCGGCAGTGAAAAATGTTTCTGGATTTAATGATGTTGGCTTACCAAAGGTAGATACCAATGTATTTTCGTTATTAACAAGTGTTCTCTCACCGACTGGGCCCCAGCGGAAGTATCCGGCAATAGCACCAGTAGAAGTTGCAACAGCTGGAACTACTGTTGTTAAGTCGACTTCATTGATGCTAACGCCTGGGCTTAATAGATATGCCATAGGTGTCTCCTTTTATAAAATGTGAATCAGGTCTTTTTCTTCAATTATTTATAAAAAGCCAGATTCAGGATCTTGCATCCAATGCCTATTGGGAAGATCGATAACTTCTTCGACAGGAAAGCCATCATCAATAAACCCAAACGGAGTAAGCGCTTCAGAGATCTCTTCGTCGGTCTTTTCTCTCAATTTCATCATTGTATTTATGTTGGTATAATCTTTAAAATAAGCCTGATCAGATAACCAAGCAAATAGAACCAATCCCATAACCATATCATCATGATTACCTGGTTCAGCTTCATAACTAGTTCCTTTTTTTGAGAAAGTAGCTAGTTCTTGGATTGTATGAAAGTCATTAATGATAAGTTGATTCTGCTCTACCATCAATTTTAAAATAGAACATCCGGTTGCTTTAACAATTTTGGTAGTAGTAATACCCTTATCAACATTAGTTCCAAAACCAGATGTAATTCTTTTACCCATTCTACCGGCAGATTCGGTAAACAACATGTTTTCATACTCAAAATCAAGATGCAATGCTTCAGCAACCTGAACACCCATGTTGTTTACTTCTACCAATATTGAAGCATTATTATATGATTTTGCTACTCTATGAACTACACCTGCATAATCGAGAGGCGCAATTAGATTGTTTCTATAAGAACAAACCTGATTATATGGCATGCTAGTAACATCAATTACCGAGAAAGCTGAATGGTCTAAACCTCTACCCTTCGAACTATCAGCAATCAGTACATATGATCTAGCTTTATCAGGTTGATAGAACATTGATAAACCTTCATGTTCATAGATAGGATTTCTATCAACTAATTCTTTTAGTTTCCAACCACCGATAAGGGTACCAGAAGAACCCATAAATTCAACTTCATATTCCTGTGCAAACTTTTCGGTATCAAAGTTCATTGCAGCAAGAGTGTTACGTCTCCAGTTATCATCACGACCTGGTACGTCATTCCAAGAAACACGAATTGGATTATAACCGTTATGCTCTTCACCTTCTTTATGAGCATTAGCCCATAGTTTATAGAAGTGGTTTAAACCATTTGGTGTGGAAACAAGTACGATTTTAGTTTCTGTACCAGAAGAAATTGTAGGATAAACAGATGTGAAGAATGTATCCCAATTTTCTACGAATGCAGCTTCATCCATGAATAGTAGATTAATAGAATAACCACGAATAGCATCTGAAGAAGTAGCAGCTGCTATAACACGTGAACTATTTTCAAGAACAAATGAACCTTTATTCCATTCGACAACACCCTGTTGCAACCATTTAGGAAGATGTTGATAAGCTAACTGTATTCGACCAAGAATTTCTCTAGCAGTTTCACCCTTATTAGCTAATAGACCTACAACTTTAGTTTCATTAAAAAGGATATAATGAAGAATAAATGAAACTACTGATGTTGTTTTACCAGCTTGTCGAGCAGTAGCAATAATAGTATTTCGCTGTTCATGCATCGACTTTATCATTTTACGCTGATATGGATATGGTTTAAAGTTTACTAAACCATCATTAACGTTAATAATCTTAACATAGTTTTCGGCAAAATAAATTGGATCTTCTGCACATCTGGCATACTCTTTAACCATTGCAGGTGTCCAATTAACTTGAACACCGCCGCGCTTTAGATTAGGATTACCATTATAACTTTTAAAATTAGGTATTTCCATTTTCACGAATCTCCCTCAATGCTTTTTGTAGCTCTGCAGTAGAACCTACGAATAAATTATTTGTTATAGATTTAGCTGCTTCATCTCTAGGAGCATCGGCTTTATCGAGTTCTCTAATTTTCTTTTGTATTTCTAATAATTCTCTATTAGCAGCAATCATAGTATCCATAAGTTTGGCTAATACTTCAAAGGCTCTTGGATTTTGTGATTGTTCAGCAATAAGAGCTAATTTATTAAGAGCTTCATTGCCGTTTTCTACTACTTCTCTAATATTAGCTCTAGCAAAAGTGAAGTCTTCAGAAGCAGAATCATTCCTTGCTAATGAAATCATATTAGAAATTGTATTTTCATATTGAGTAATCATTGGTGTGTTGATCCCTAAAGCTTTATCAATGGGATCTTCGTCGTCATTCATTTTAATATTCCGTTAAATGTGTAACATATCCATAAGAATCTGTAGCTGAAATATTTGCTACAGGAATTGAAAGAGATGCATTAGAAGTTGGCGAACCATTAGCCAGTAACCCAGGTTGAACTTCGATGTTAATAATTTTAGGTGTAATACCAATTGCTGTTTCTAACTGGCCATTAGGTACATTTGGATCATAGAAATTTGTATTTACGAATTTAATAATTGGTTGTGTCTTAACAGGTCCATAAATGTAACCTTTAAGTGTAAAATCAAGAACCCAAATAAGAGCCTGTCTATCTTTAAATTCACCATCATATGAATCTTCTAGAGTTACCCTATTTAAAATAATAGGGATATCCATTGTAATATTCATTTCTGAGATAAGTTGAACAGATACAGTCCAATCTGGTGTAAAATATGGAAGGATTTGTTCTACAATCTTAGAGCCATCTTCGGCATTTTTTACATAAACATGAAGAACAAATCCAATATTATATGGTACTGGATTATATTGATAGTTTAAATTATTAGCATTATTTGCGCTTTTTACTGTAGATTTTCCAATAGTTGGCAACTTTCTAGTACCATCATAGTCAAAATTAGTCATTTCAAAAGACATAATTGGAAGTTGGATAGCTGCTTGGCGATCAATATTTGGATCTTCTGTGACACGAGCTAACATCTTTTCTTTTGGCCCATAAGTGATAGGCACATGTATAACTTGTGTAGTCTTACCAGAAGAATTTGTTCTTGTAATATGGATATCATTAAATAGTGACCCAAATAGAGTCACATATTTTCTAATTGTTGAGTAATAGAAAGTTGAGCCAAACATTATAAGTCATTCTCCGCGAATGGATTTTGCTGAGAGAAGTCAATAAAACTACTTGACCCAGTAGGGAAATTATTGGAGCCATTTACCAAAGTGTTATTATCGGACGCTGGATCGATAATCTCAATATTCCAAGAATCAGTTACCAAGTAATTATCATCTTCATCAGTAAGATAATTGAAGAATTCGTCCATAAGAGAGTAATCAAGTACATTAGTTGAGAGTTGTTTCTGTGTTCTATCG